GATTGAGATCATTCTTTATAGTAGATGGATATCCAAACCAAGTATCACCATCTACAGTCTCAACAATCGCTACTTGTTGAGAAAACACACTACTTGATGCCAGAAGAGCAAGAGCAAAGAGCTTTTTCATTTTTAGTGAACAGTTGCACCCTCGGGAACTTGTTCTTTAGCTGCTTCAATCTCTTCACGAATTGCAGTCATGATTTCATCAAGACTCAGTTCAACTGTCATTTCGCCTTCTTCATCAAAGACAGGAACATCATCATAGAAGTTTTCAGTGAACATCATCGCTGATCGATATGCCATGAAGATAGCACCAGACATAGTGGGATGATAGATTTCCATGATCAAAGGAAGTTCAAAGTCATCACCGCCTTCGTTGTCTGCATCAATCATCAGATGTGCAACGACATTGTATAGAATTTCATCTTCGTGTGAAACTTCATGTAGAGTGAATGCACAGCCATTTACGGAAGTGATGAGATGTTGCTGGAGAATCAGTTCATTTGACATAATATTTCCTAAATTTGATGAGTGATGATTGTTGACGCAGAGTAGCAATTCGCTGATATCCAGTCAGTGCTGCAACACGCAGCATTCGACGCATGATCAACAGATTGATGTGCTTGGTAGACTTCACATGATGTCCTTTCGAAGTGAGTGAAGTCATTGTAGCACATCTGGAGCTACTTCAGCGACCAGGACTCAAAATATTGTTCAGATATCTACGATAGGATGATTCTGGATTCTCAACAACAGTGCGAGTTGGCATGATCGTCTGATTTTGTGTCACGCGATTATCTTGAACGACTGGTGCCTGACCAGAAGTCTGTTGAGTCTCTTTGAGTCGATCAAGCTTGCGAAGATCGCCCTGAGTGACTTCGATCTGATTCAGTCCTTCGCTAGTTCCAGTCTTTTTCCTGAGATATTCAGTCTCGGATTTGATACGACTTGCACGAGCTTCATTTGCGAGATTATCGAGTGATAGAAAGCTACCAACTTTTTCGATGCCACGTGCTGTACCAGATTCGAGCTTTTCAAGGAATCCCATCTTTGCCCAGTTCTGTTCATCTTGCGTTTCATCGATCTCTTTGCCACCAACACCAAGCTTTCCAGCACCATAGTCAACAGCAGCACCAACACCACCCATGATTGCAGCAGGAATAGCATATGGCATTGCTTTCTTTGCAATACTAACTCCAGCACTTGCAAGAGTTGCTGCTCCGCTAACTGCTTTTGTCGCAACTGTTGCAAGAACTGATGCTATTGCAGTACCAAGCTTTGAGATGAGTCCAATGATTGGAGAAAGCACTCCCATTAGTCCAGAAATACCAGACTTCATTGCATCGATCACAAATCCAAATACGTTCTTGAATCCGCGAATATTTGCATCGAAGTCCAGTAGTCCTGTGAATAGTCGTGACCAATCAAATCCTCTTTTGCCACCTTCCTCAACGGTCTTGATGTCTTCAACACCAGTTCTCTTCTCAAGCTGATCTCGTTTGACTCGCATTGCTTCTAGTTCGGCAGCACGAGTGCTCATTGGCTCTGCCTTAACTAGCTTTTCTAGATTCTTGTTTGCAAGACCTAGAACATCAAGAATTTTCTTTAGAAGCGACTTTGATCCATCTTTTTTTGAATCTCGATCATCTCGATCTGATTCTTTGACTTCATCTTTGCCGGATAATTTATCAGGAGCTGATTGTTCTGGAGCAGTCTTGTCTTGTTGATTATCTATCTGAGTTGCTGTAGTAAGTTGTTCTGCCTGTTGTGGAGGTAGCTGTTTTATCTCAGTTTGTCCGGGAAGAGTAACTTGTGGCGGAACATCATATACAGGTGTTCTTTTAGATGCAACATCCGTCGATGTTGGAACCTTTCTCCGTCGCGCTCTCTCAGAGATTTTCTCTTCACGTTGAACTGGTGTCTGTTGTGACGATGTGTTGAGTGCAACTAGAATTTTTTCAAGAATTCCATCTTGTTCAACTACATCAGCATGATCTAATTCGTGATTGTGTTTGATGTCCTTTCGAAGAAGAACAATCTCATCGATTGTTCTCTCTGTAGTCTTATTAGAATCATCAAGCTTATTAGAAACTTCCTGTAGGATAGCAGTTTGTTGCTTGATAGCTTTAGAGACTGGATCTTCTGGTTCAGCTTCCTGTGTATCAAACAATGCACTGATTGAGTCTGTAATTGCATCAGTGATACCAATCATTCCTCGCGACAGGAAGTTGTTACCAAATGCACCATAGACGCCAGCTTGAATGTTGCCACGAACATTCATTGTGTTATCAAGGCGTGTTTGAACATCACGCAGAGCATTTGCAATTGCTTGACTATTGTCGCCTTTCTTCTGGACGCTGAGTGGATCTACTCCAGCTTGTTGAACTCCCGTGACGTTAGGTAGTGCCATCTGATTTCTTCTTTTCTAATGATTCGATGATCAGTGCAACATAGACATCTCGTTCAAATGGCATCATCTCTTCAACAGAGACTAAATCCATGTGAAACTCAGTGACTAGCTTCATGTTCAATCGATAGTGATTTTCCAGTGAATCATGAATTAGAATCAAATCGAAAAAAGTTATGCAGGCCCTCCAGTAGCCTGCTTTGTTCTGCATTACAAGTACCACAATTAAACTTTAATGTATGTTTGAGCGTTGGAATGCTATCAACAAACTCTGCAATTCGCGCAACTTGAGCATCATTCAGATTCTCGATCCATTCCCGGAATTCATCTTCCGTATAGTCACTCTTCTGATATACACTGTCTTCATCATAGATACAATCAATCAGTGAATACAACATCTTGACAGACTTGGAATCAGATTCATCTGCATCAAGTGCATCATCAATTGTTGGTAGCTTGAACTTGATGCCAACAGTATCAGTGATCTTTACTTCAGTCTTTACATTCTTTGTATCAATCTTTACGTCATTCAAAGACATATTGATGATGTTATCGGCTCCGCATTCCATACATGGAATGCTGAACTTGACTTCTGGTCCGACAGATGCAATTCTAAGTTGTAGGAAGAAGTATGCCAGATCAGCAGTTGGCACTTTAGTAAACTTCAGTGTACCATTTGTACATGAGCTAATGACTTCTTTGATAGTCTCAAGTACGGTATCCGCATCTTTAGATTCTTGAGCAAGTAGAAGTGCCTTCTGCTCCTTGATCACAAATGGTCGATACTTGATCTTCTGCTTGCTTACGGGCAGAGTCAGAACCATGACTGGTGCAGATACGGTAGGAAGTTTCTTCTTTGTAGTAGTCATTACGTCATTCACCCATATTAATACGTTTCAACATTTGCTGTAGATCGGTTGTTGTGCCAACAAAGACTGTGTTATTGTTGACTGTGCCATTATTTACATTTTTAGAGTCACTATCTGCCGATGCAGATGCTTTCTTGATCTTGCCTTTCTTCTCATGAACATCCATGAGTTTGACAGCAATATCGGATAGTTGTCCAAGCATACTGTTTAGAACTTCAAACGATCTAGGCGATTCTTCTGCAACAGCGATTCGTTTTAGGTCTTCGAATGCTTCTTCACCCTTCTTCAGAAGATTGTAAAGCGTATCTCGAACTGCTTCCGCATCAGAATCAACACTGTTATCTTCTGGAACAGCAATGTCAGACTCTGTAACGATTGGAACTCGCTTGTCAACTGCATCATCAACATCAAACGTATCAGCAAGTGTTCGAAATACTCGATTTGACTTGTTATCAACTGAATCACTCATAGAAAGATGCCCTCAACAGATTTCAATGCATCGCCAACGCCAGCTTTACCAAGAATACCATCAATAGAGCTTGCAGCTTTGTCATCAAGTCCTTTTTTACCAATCATATCGTATATCTTGCGAGTACCTACGTTGATGATTGAAGACTTGATTGCATCTTTATTTGCACCAGTACGAATCAGTTGAACAAGATTCCATGCGCGACGAATGTTATCTCTGGAATCTTTTGGTAGAACTGCCGTTGGATCATTTGCATTGATTTGATATGAGTCCCATGACTCGCACACAAACTGAACACGAAATGAAATCAGATTCTTGCTCTCGCTCACCAACTGAATGTCATCAACCAGTTTTGGATAAACATTATTCATGTTGACAAGATATGTCACATTCTTTGCAACGTCGGTATGATAGATTGTCATGACTTCTGATGTGTATGAGTCTGGGTAGAGAAACACACCACCTTTGTACTTGACAGTCGATCTTAGCCACTCATCAAAGAACATCTTGATCGACATATTTGAATCACATAGAAATGTCATCGTACAAGTACCATAATACTTGTCAACAACAACTTCTCGTGTCAGTCCAGCATCTTTGACTGCTTGCGTTGCAAGAGACATTTCTGGCACATTCACACTTTCAACATAAAACGGAATGATATCAATAGTGTTCACTGGAACACCAGTCATGCATTGTGGAGGCAGAATGTTGCAAAAGAAATGCGATGCACGAGCAACCCCATTTCTCTTGATTGTTGATAGAAACTGATTGAATGTGCTCATTTTACCTACTGTATGTTATGGTATCTCGCCAGATGAGATCCTTACTGACACGAGACATTCCTGTACCCTTTGCGAACTTCTCAACTGGCAGCATCACTGCATTGAACCATTGATTTGCTGGAATAAACAGAAACTGAGATGCAACACAGTCTTTACGATATTTCTTAACTGCGGAAGATACACCTGGATATCGAGCAGCGCCCTTGATGTAATCCCACTGAAATCGAAGTCTAGAGTTCTCATTCAATTTCTTATCAGTTGAGAAATCAAGTAGATTCTTCAAAAGAACTAACCGCATCTTTGGAGGCAAATAGTGAAAGTTCAGTCCAGTGAAAGTTTCAGCATCTTCCGAGAATGGAATAACTAAAGGAAACGTATCATAGTATGGCAAAGTATCGATGCCTATTGGATGATAGAAGTACAGATACATCTGTCCAGGAATGATGTCATCACGTTTTCTCTGTGCATTTGACATCACAGAATTTGGTGATACAGCATTCTTCAGATATCGAATCTTATCGTCAAGCCATGCTGCACTCTTTGTTGCAGCAGACTTGTCGAGTTGAATTCGTCGGTAGAGTTGGTCTAAGTTTATACGTCCCATGGAGTTATTTAGACAGATACAAAAGAAAAGCTCTTGGAGAGCGATTCCAAGAGCTAGTTGATAGTCAGATAGTCAATCGATGAGAAACCGTCTCCATCGGCTTCCTATCGCGTTGCAGATGGTGTTTCTCAATCGAAATCAAGCTTGATTTTCTCTTCAGCTTCCCAACCGATTGCTTCAAGAATGCCTTCAAGTGGTGCAACAAATGCCTTTTCAAACTGAGTCTTGTAATCAATGAAGCGATCAAGTCCAAACTCGGTTGGCAATTTGCCAGGAAATGCAATCACGTTTTCATGTAGAGGATTCGGCATCTTCAGAGCAACGAACTTGACTTTATCACCATCGGCAATCATTGGATACTTGCTATCAAGTCCAAGTCGCTTCAGTGTGTGATTGTATAGAAGTGCACCTCGAACATGGATTGGACAACCTTTCTTGTAGATCGATGCTTTGTCAGCATAGACTTCCATGCCATTTACGCCACGTGGAAACGAGATGTTGATGTAGTCTTGTTGCATGAAAGACTTCTTGACTTCTTTGACTTTCTTTTGTAGAACTTTCTCACTTGATGATAGACACAACTTGAGAGAGTCCTTCAGATAGTCTTTCACGATAGATGGCGTTGAACTACGAACGATTTCGATACCCATAACTTTCATCTTTGGCTCAGAGTATCGAACCCCCTCTGAGTATAGGATATCGAATGCATATCGCTTCTTTGCGACAAAGATGATGCCAGGACCAATGCACTCCAGCTTGAATTCGATGCGACAATCATCAATCCCCATTGAAGATGCAACAGACTTTAGTCGCTTGTTAAGCGTTGGTTGAATCACTGTCTGGACAAGCTTTTCAAGTTTGTCAACGATCTGCGAATTCGTTAGTCCAACGCATTGATTTTCAACGAAATTTTGTATTATGAAATACGACGAATCTGTGTCAAGGTATGCTACATGGTCTTTTTCAGATGAAATCTTTGCAAGAATAGCGTCCATAAACTCTTTAGTCTTCTTAATGAAGACTTGTCCAGTTGATGTCACCGCTTCTGCCATTCGGTAATCGTAGTAACGGAAATGAGCGAGGCCCATGATGCCGTAAAAAGAATTTGCCGCACATGATGTTCAAGAAAGTTCGTTACGCTTTCTCCGCCTTTCGGCTGCTGCATGTTCCCATGCAGATCAGACTATATCTTAATCTCAGAGAGATTCCCATCGTTTCCACTCACTTGAGTGTACTGGCATTTCAGCCATAGTCGTTACACGTTCCAACATCGCTGCTGGCTTCGCTCGGTATTGTCCGGTCTGGAGTTTCACCGAATTAGATGGGTTACAACCTAGTGTCGCCACTAGATCAGGCAGAAGCTACCTTATACGAAGACTGTGCGACATCAAGAGATTTTGTCTCTTCGTCGAGTTGATAGTATCGTCGTTTGAGTTGTTCAAGCTGCTCTGGTGTCATATACTCTCCAAGTGAAAAAGAAGCGCAGATGCGCTTCTCTATAGTTTAAACGATAACGCCGTGTTTAGCAAGAGTTTCTTTGATCTCTTGTTGTTCTTTCTTCAGTTCAAGCATTCGATTCTTTGTCTTCTTTCGCAGATCGAACATTCGCTTCACAAGAATAGGAATGAAACCGTCTTTGTTCTTATCAGTGACAAGACCATTTGCAGAGACAATACATCCATCAGGCACCTTTCCAATATGACGATCATTCAAAACATCATCCATGCTTACGTCAATGTAATCAACAATCGTTTCGGGACTAATGTTGTTCTGCATCATGATTGATGGATACAGACTTGTTGCATCAATTGAAACTGTCCATCCATATTTGCCTGGTTCTGGATCATGAACATATGCACCAACAATTGAGTGTTTCTCATTCCTAGACTTCTCATACTCTTCAACGATGTTCATATCCAAGAAGTAATTGTAGATGATGCTTTCCCAGAGTCGCATTGCTGAGACAACATCACCGAACTGACACTTTGCAATGAATGCAAGCTGCATTGCAAGTCGAATCAACAACATCTTTGCTTCGAGTTTGTGCAGAAGCATCGTGTCGATTACGTTGTAATACACGAAGACTTGCCAGTAGGCTGGTACCGTGTAAGATTCTTTGAATGACTCACCTGGCAGTTCAACCTTGCGTTCACCTAGTTCATAGTCAGCAATGTAGTCAAGTTTGAACGACTCTTTGCTACCAGGATTGAACTTCTTATAGATTTCAAGATAGTCGAGATGCGTAACACCTAGAATGTCATAGGTGTTCTTTGTCTCGCCGTTATCAAGTCGAACAGAGCGTGGTTTAACAACTTTCCATGGAGATAGAAGCTTGATTGCATCTTCATTAAGAACTCGCTTGATGCGATTCACTGTGTATGGCATATCGAAGAACTCGCTGTTCCAACCAGATAGAACGTCGATCCGGTTTGTTGCAAAGAACAGAACGAAGTCTTTCAACATTGCTTTCTCAGACTCGAATGCCTTGAAGTCAACGTTTTCTAGTTCAGTGAAAATCTTGTTGTCTGCTGCAACTGGCTTAGTTGACCATACATGGATTTTCTTGCTGAAATGCTCCATCATTGAGATCAGAAGAATCTCTTCATCAGCACGATCTGGATGTGGGAAGCCTTGACTGTTCTCACCGACTTTGGTTTCGATGTCCCAGAACCAAATCTTTGTTTGAGCATAGTCCCAGTTGATATCGCCACGAAACTCATTGCCAGTGAACTGCCGAACAAGATTGCTACAGCCATAGATGTTGAAGTTTGGCACATCTTTGAACTGCTCGACATACTCTTTCATCTCAGAGATTGAGTCAAACTGTTTTTTCTTGACTGGAATCTCGCTCTTGAAAACTCGATATGGAGTTTCTTCCTTGGTCTTTGTAAACAGATGTGGCTTGTAGTCGATCTTACGTTGGACAGGCAGACCATCTTCATATCCACGATATAGGATATGATTTCCACGCACTTCGATGTTGGTATAAAACTTAGTTGTCATCAATAAAAAATGTGATTGCCAATTCTGGCTTTTGGTTTCAAGTGTCGAGCAGTTCTCGTGCCCACTTTGTGAAAGTTCAATGCTCCACGTGTTGGATCTTTAGTTTCTCCTTGAAGGACATCATATGCTAGTTGTCGAATTTCTTCATATCGTTCATAGTCACGAATCTTTGATCGCATCTTTGTCCATGAGAACTGATTCTTTTGATAGACAACATCGCAGATTCGCTCTGGATACTCACCAGACTTTGCTCTGTTTATTGTAACATGTGCCACCGCTAGGAGACCATGTAGACTCTCACCACGAGCTTCAAAGTACATATTTTTTGCAAGACACTCGACCTTTCGTCTGATGTCTGGACTTTCTGATGATGCAAATCCTTTAGATGATAGGATTAAAAGGGAAAGAAGTAGCGTTAGCTTTTTCATAGAAGAGCTTTGTAGTTATACTAGCGGAAATGTTAATGGGCCCGAAGGCCCATCATGAGAGCGTGAGACGCTGTTACTCGATAGCGATTGTAACAGGTTTCTTCGCATCTGGAATGATTTCTTCCAGATCGATAGTCAGTAGACCATCTTCGACTTTAGCACCAACGACACGAATAGTTGGCTGGAGCGTGAAAGTCTTTTTGAATGACTTATGACTGATACCGTTGTAGATGTACACGGGAGCAGTCTCTCCATCAGATACAGTCTTGATCTTTGCGCCAGTAATAGTTAGCACAGAGTCTTCAACAGTGACAGAGATGTCTTTCTTTGAAAATCCAGCAATCGCAAGGACAATCTGATATCGATTATCGCCTACGCGAAGGACATCATGTGGTGGATACTTC